CTTGTGCTGACCTAGCCGGTGCCCCCATGACTCCAAAGAATGTTTGCCGTACATGCTGGCTGGCATGGTCGGTGGCTTGGATCTGAAGTCACGTTGCAGCATGTCCTGAAAGAACAAGCGGCTCAGGATTAACGTGTCAAAGACCTTGCCCTCTGGTACGAAGAACGGGTAGATCTTTTTAATGACGGGGTAGTCAAAATTCAACAGGTTGTGGCCCCATACCTCTTCGGCAACAGAAAGGATGTTGACGCCTGTCGTCAGTGATTCATGCTGGCCGGTGTCGTCATACTTAAAGACTTCACCAGTGTCCAGATCTTGCATGACGATGCAGTGGATGGTGTCAGCGATGCGTACGAAACCATTGCACTCGATGTCAACGCAAACCCTCATCGACCTTTCTCCATGTTGTGAATAGCAGTAAGGGCGGCTTCCCACCATTCTTTTTGAACTGCTGTGATGCCTACACGGCGAGCCATCTCATCCACGTTCCGATCGAGAACCAAAACAGTGGGGTAGATCTTGAGGTTGTAAGAAGCAACCAACGCGCTGTGATTTTCTTTTTGCATGACAACGACGTGTTGCCGATACTCAGGGTGTTTCTCGAGAACTTCCTCGAGGTAGCCGTGCGCCTCTTTACAAGGCCCACATTGATCTTTTTTGAAAAAGATAAGGCGATGCGGTTTAGAAGTCTCCGTAGTCATTGGATGAATTCGATGTTTGTATTTCTGTCAACCGTCCTGTATCTGGGCTGTACGAAAGAATCGCAGCATGTCCAGTTACGCCAGAGTGTCTGTTTTTGTGGACTGTGACTTGCGTGGTGTTTTCTCCTGATGTGATGTTGCGAGACAGTGAAATCACGCAATCTGCTAGCTGGGCTATGGATGCCGATCCGCGCAAGGCGTTCATCGATACGGCTTGGCCATCTTCAAAACCTTTGTCACCTTGTGGACGACGTAGGTGTGAAACGACAATGAGATTGATGCCAGTTTCAGCCACGAAGCTTCTGAGCTTTGTCATCACTTTGTCGATCAAACGGCGCTCGTCCGTGGCATCGTTGTCACTGAGCAGGATTGAAATGTGATCGAGGATCACGAACTTCACATCACAGTTCAGCACCATGAAACGCACATCAGCTAGGAGAGAATCTGCATCAACTGAGCCGAAACCGTCGCGCAGATAACAGCGTCCGCTGCCAAGAGAAAGATCAAAAGCTTTACTAAATTCCTCATCAGGTATTTGGTTGTTTAGGTGCAACGGTTTATTGGCAGCAACGCTCATGATCCGTAGACCCGCACGCTTCATTGATTCTTCAAGGGGGATGTATAAAACTTTGAACCCTTGTTCAATCAAGCTGTAGCAGATCTCACCACATGCACTCGATTTACCCACGCCTGAACCGGCTGTCAGAACGACACACTCGGATAGACGTAGGCCACCAGTTTTGTCGTTGACACCTGGCCATGGATAATCGGCGTCTTTGCCGTGGAGTGGTGATTTGACAAGATCAAAGATTGTGCGCCCATCGATGAGTGATTTGGGCTGATACTTCTGCTTGTTCCAGATGGCTTGGCGTATAGCCTCAGCATCATTGTTTGCCAAGGCTTCACAGGCATCCTTGTAGTTGGACAGCCGAGCGATGTAGCACTTAGTCATAGCCAAACAAGTAGGCACATTCTTCAGACGCCTCAATACCAGCGGCGTCGTTGTCAAACATGAGGATCACCTCATCAAACCTTTGCAGCCATTTGAGTTGAGCTGTCAGCGCTTTCTTAGCGCCCTTCGCACCATTCGGTACTGATACACAAGGCCAATTTTTTCGCGCCTGCCACGTTGCGCAGCAGTCAAGTTCCCCTTCGCAAATAACCAGCGTCTTACCGCCTCCGAAAAGATGCTGTCCAAAAAGTTGTTGATCCTCGTTCTTACCAACCCAACTGAACTCTTTGTCCTGCGAACGTTTCTTGTAAGCAACAAGGCGACCGTTCGAGGAATAGTACGGGAACTGGACGTGTTTGCCATCCGCCGAAATTTTGACGTTGTACTTGCGCAGGGTGTCCTCATGAAGTCCTCGTGATTTGATGGGTGCATAAAAGCCGTCGTAATTAACGAACGCCTTTGGTGGTGCGGTGTCTTCAGGCATGAAGTCATCAGGTGGTGGTTGCCAATATCCGCAAGAGAAACAAAAGCGGTGCCCATCGGAATAGACCCCGCACGCATCACTTGAAGAACATCGATTGCACGGCTCGTGCCTCAGAAACTCACTCTCTGTTGATGACGCAATCATTTGATAAGTCAACGTAGTCCTGCATTACTTGGATGATCACGTTGAATGGATACCCGTCGTCTTCTAGACGGGCCACCTCCTCATCGATCTTGATAAAGATGTGGTCGATGTTGACAGTCATTGGAACCAGTTAGGTGGGATGTTTGGAAAAACGCACCACTTGAATCCGTGCTTGTCGCACCAATCTCCGTAGCGTGTCTTTGATTTTTTTGAGAGCGTATTGTTACGTTGAAATATGAATCGAACTTCTAAGTCCGGTTGTTGAGCTTGAAGTGCAAGGTGCTTACGCCTATCACTAGGCGGGAAGAAACCTTTTGACTCCAAGACCAAGCCTGATTGAGTAATAAAGTCAGGCTTGTATTTACAGCTCAGTTGATATTCCCACGATTCAGCCTCGTAAAGAAACGGGATGTTTTCTTTCTCGAGGTATGCAGCAACACGCTCCTCTAAACCGGAGCGATAGCGCATCAGAAGTCGTAGCTCTCCACAGAAGCGGGCGTTGCGTCAACCTTGGTCACTGCTGGGCCATCAGCTTTGAAGCCGTCAGCCGTGCCGAACATGTCTTTGATGTCATCGACAGTGAGGTTGCCGCTGTCGGTTGCTCCTGATCCAGTAACCAGTTCGATGATCTGGACACCCAGCACCTTGATCGTTGTGCCTGCTTTGGGTTTGGTGTAGGGCGTCTGTTGGCAGATCACCTTGACATTTGTGCCCTTGCGGATAGATGCCTGAATGTCTTTAGAGACAACATCGCCTGACGTGTCTACGAACACAGGCCGCGGCCTTCCGGTATCACCGTCGAAGCTGTACTTGACTACATAGTCATCCGACCATTTTGGGTCTGTTGTTCGAGACGATCCAGTTTTAGATTTTGCCCACTCGAGTAGTTCCTCGCGATCTTTCTCGGCTTGCACCAGAACGCTTGCAGGAAGTTTGAAGGCGAACGAACAGTTGTTGTAAGTGCCAGAGGGTTCTCCACAGTTGACAAATCCTTCGAGTTCAGTAGTGAAAACGTAACGGTTTTTGGTCATTTGGATGAGATGCGGTTGAGTGCGATTGGGATAATTACGAGTAAGAACGCGGCCAAGAATGGTCCCGTCCAGACGAGTCTTTCAGCCATTTTTTGGTGTTGTTTGTTGGCGTTGGAAGGTCTTCAAGCTGTTGTTCAATCAGCTCAATCTCGTCCATAAGTTCTGCTAACGTTTTATTTTTAAGTGATACTTGTTTACACATCGTAAAAGATTTCACCTTGCAAATATCGTTCGTATTGATCGTCAATGAATTCATCATTGAACGATTCATCACCGTGCGCTAACAAATAAGAGAACTGTTCAGGTGTGAGTAGTTCTAATTTTTCTTGCGCTAGATACTGGCGTTTGCCAGTTGCGTTAGTGGGATCCATTGGGTAGCCAATAAAAAAGCGGCTTGTGGGCCGCTGGGGTTATTTGAATTCCACTGCCGAAACTATTCCGCGCTGCAACCTGAAACTAGCGCGTCTACCAATTCCGCCACATCCGCGTGGGGATCTCAGCGATTTGCTGATGACCCGAGCAAGGTAGCAGAGCGCTTTGAGAGGCCTTTTCTGGCACCTCTAGTCGCCCCTAGACAGGGCTCAGAGGTTCCTGATGGCTTCACGGCAGACCTTTTCGTTTGGCTTCGTGTAGCGCAGCACAGAGGTCACGTCGCGGTGGCCTGTGAGCTTGGCAATGGTGGCTGGACTTTCCGACTCCGCAAGCCAAGTGGCAAACGTGTGCCGGAATGTGTGCCAGTTGTGGCGTGGACTGATTTCGCAGTAGTCGCGGAGTTTTTTGAAATGTTTGAGCAGTTGGTGTCTGTCGTCCCAGCAGTTGCCAAACAACAACGCACGTGCGGAGTGGCCCTCTGATCGTTGTTGGAGGATCTCCACAAGGCGTGGGGATATTGGCACCCAGTAGCAGTTGCCTGCCTTGGTTGGGTTGTCAGGGCGACCACCAACACCGATGCGATTCATGTCCCAATCGATGTCACCAACTTGGGCACGCATCAGGTTTGCTTGACGCATACCTGTGTAAGCAGCGAAGACGATGGCATCGCTCATGTCTTGCCACTCGAACATTTTGCGAGCGGTGAGTGATAGCTCTTCGACCTGATCCCGAGTGAAGTATTCGGGTTTGATCTCGGTTTCTTTCAAGTTGGGGAATTCAGGGACCTCGATGTCATGCAGGCCAGCACGGCGAGTGCTGTTGATGACGGTCTTTGCCAAACACACCACCCTGTTTGCGGTAGCGGGAGCCCACGTTGGGTGCTCATCTTGAAGTTCAGTCCTGAACTCAATCCACCATGCAGCCTTCTTAAGTCGCGTTAGTGGAAGTGACTTGCCACAATAATCAGTGACGTGTTTGCAGTTGATCTGAAACGTCTTGGCTTGCGCCTGACGCCGAGCAACGAACTTCCAGTGCCAGTCGGATGCTTGGCCCCAGGTGCTAACTGAATCAGTCATGGAAAGAGGATGCGTTTGAGTTGAGCGACGAAGTGTTTGCCCTTTGGCGTGAGGAAGATCCTCCACCGCTTTTGGTCATACGGGTCGCGCTCGCGGTAAACGAGGTGCAAGCCGTCTTTCCCTGTGGTGGTGTTTTTCGATCCCAGCCATGAAACATTTCTGCTTACAGAGCTGCGGGTGAGGACCGTTGCTTCGGTTAAGTCTTCCTGTAAGACGCCCTTGTCTTGGTCTTGGCTTGCGATGTAAATCAGCACCACTGCTAGTTGCAGCGGAAACTCGCGAAGACCAGTCTGTCTGAGCTGTTCGAGCGCAAGGTAAAAACGATGAAGCTCGCTATCAGAAGGGTCAGGCGACACAGGGTCTAACCAAAGGTTTGAATAGGGTGTCGCGATCATGGGGTTGTCCCATTAACGCAACAAGCGTAGCCCGGCTTAGGGTTGTCGTCAATCGATCACAGAAGGATCGATCGTCAATTCCCAGTCAAAGCACGATTCAAGATACTCGCCAACTACGGCTAGTGCTTGAGCCTTATCCGTATCGTCGTCTTGGACGTAACGCATGATGCGATTGACAAGCGTTTCATTTGAATCTTCCATCAACAGAAAAAGTAGGTAGAGGTACGCACTCGCTCAATATCAAGCGTGTTTTGTATGAGCCCGTCAGGAACAACTGCACCTAGATCAGCCGCCCATTGCTCAAGCACTGGTTGGGAATACATGGACGCAAATCTGTCTCGTATGAGACCAGAAAGTTCATCCATATCTGAACCCCTTGCAAGACAACAATCGTGGATGACACCAAACGGTTTGTGAAAACTGTTGGGCTCAAACACAAGATGCAATAGGGCTGCATCCCAGCTATGGACAGCGTTTGGCATGACTGCTGACACATGGTGATCAATGTCTGGGTCGCCCCATCCATCACCAAGCGTCGTTTTAACAACGCTGCCCATCAATCTGGTTTTCACCAGCTTGCATTGGCTTTTGCGTAGGTCTTGAGTAACAACAAATCCTGATGGACTTGTCCACTCAATATGTTCATGAGTCTCGAGCCTTTGTTTAGCGACTGTTTGCATCCATTCCATGACCCGCATTGGTCCGGGGAAAACCTTTGGCTGGGCATGTTTGTAAATGGCCGCGACTATTTGAGATAAAACGCCTGGGCGGGATAGGTCTCGGCCTTCCTTGAGGAGAGCCTCTCGAATGTATTTTCGGGCACTAGTTTGTGTCCCCGAATACACTCTGACCATCGTTGCGCGTTTGGTTACGCGGCGATTTAGCCAGCATTTATACTCATCTTCCACGTAGTCTTTAGCGGCTTCAGCAACTGCTGCATAACCGTCTTGAGGCTTGTCACCATCAATAAGGTTGACCAGTTTGCCGTTGATGTCGCTTGTGGCTGCGCAGAGATGTTGGTAGCCGCTTTGGGTCGCATCGATGCCGATTGGCTGAAAACTCAGGTTTGTGGTTTTAGCAATGCACGTTTCGTAGTAGCTGAAACAGGCACTGAGGAAGCACCAAGGTTCGGCAGCAGCAGCCCACAGGTCACGATGAG